ATATGGCACGCCGCCGAGCCAAGAAATCACGTCGAAGAAGCCCGAAGACAATCAGTCTCTACAACATGGCTGTAGGATATGGGAACCTGGCGATCCTAACTGAAGGCACCATGGGAACATCACCCTACGGAGTCATCACCGGATCCACGGATCTAGGATACAAGTCAGTAGCTGATGTCGGCCTTGGTGCCACTTCGATGACCCTCTCAGGCGCCGGGGTCATTTCCCTGGGCGACATTCTCAACGAGCCTTCTCTAGCAATGAATACCATCATGCAGAACGCTAAGAGCAATGCTGTCCCAATGGCAATAGGTGCCATCACCTTCAATGCAGGAGCCAAGATCTTCAGAAAGACCATGGCAAAACCATTCAGAGAGGCGAACAAGCTCATCAAGCCCCTTGGCCTTGGAGTGAGGTTGTGATTCTATGGCGACAAATACTTGCGTGGGAAATCTGATTTGCTCTGACGGAACCAACATTCCATTGAAAGCCGAGCTCGCTGAAGGCACCGAGTCGGATCTAACTACAGATACCGTCTACACAGTCTCCGCGCAGAACGTCGGCGACTTCGCGCCAGGCAAGACCGTTACCTCAGCTCTAGTATCCAGCGACAACGGGGCCGGGTACTGCTACATTCTCTCACAGGGACTTGTGGCCGCTCTCATCCCCTACGCAGTGAAGGGAGCCGTCACTGATGGTGCACCTGCACTTTGCCAGCCTTACACACTGAAGGCAGGCGATAAGGTCCGCTACATGAATAATTCTGCCGCGGACAGAGAGGCTGCGATGTCCTGCTACACCGCTCGAGGTGTTTCTAGGATCTTTGTGGTGACGCCCACTGGCGGAGCGACCAATGTTCTAGTGGATCTCCAGACTTCGAATAATATTGGAGACACTTTGCAGGGAGATCGCATCATCAAGGTCATGGGCACTTCCGTAGACGGTAGCAAGATTGAGACGCAGGGCTTCTTCACCGTCGACGCCCTGGGCAACGTCGTTGGGACATCGGCTGCAACCAGCCCCATCGTCCAGCAGCCTTCGTTCTCAAGCTGCTCGATCCCCATCGCTCTGAATTACAAGGCACAGTTCCTAACCAATGCATGAGGTGAGGGCTATGGCACGCAGGACCAAGACCGAACAGAAGCGGGCCTATCTAGCGATTAAGCAGAAGGCGCAAAAAGTGTTCACACGTTCCCCGCAGGGGAGTGGACTGATACTACAAATGGACGTCAAGGATTATACAGCCATTGAGCGGATTGTGAACAAGTACCTCAAGCGATTTTGAAGTGATAGGATGCCGCTTCCAGATGCCCCAGGGGACTCCCCGCGCGTATACAAACTGTTCAAGAACACCACTCTGGAGAACGTCACCAACGCAAACATCACCTCTGTAGGGGATCCAATCAGCATCGAGATGCTCAACGAGGACGAACTGCGACGCCTGGTACTGGTGCAACTGGCTCGTTTGAGCGTTAAGCAAGAGTGGGATGGACTCCTCGGGTGATCTCATGCCGCTTCCAGACGCAGATAAGAAGTCCCCCAGGGTCTACACCAACCTTCAGAACCTCGATCTAGACAATGTAACATTCGCAAACGTCCAGGCTACTGGCAATCCCATAGCTGTAGAGGAGATGAACGAGGATGAAATGAGGCGTCTTGTCCTGGTTAACCTAGCTCGACTGGTAACTGCAGGAGAGTGGACAGGGCTTCTCGAGTCTGGAGGAGGGGCGTACAAGCAGACTCCAGTATTGTCTGATGCCAACTACGATACCTACGACATCTCATGCGCAGCTCCCTGGGGCGTTATCTCGAAGGACACCGATGGCGTCGATGACGAACCCTGCTTCTATCCCTTCATCGCCCCGAAGACGGGCACCCTGGCAGGCATCACCATCGGGGTGACATCTGCAGCGGGATCTACCAACACCCTACAGCTCGGACTCTACAACGCTGATTCAGATACAGGAGCACCCACGACGCTGATCGCTTCCTGCGCCATCGACCTGACTAGCACTGGCAGCATTCGACAGACCACCTTCACCGGGACGCCTTCGGTAACTCGAGATACTCTGTACTGGATGGGCTACTGTAGATCACAAGCTGTAGCTGCGACCATCCAGACCTCGAAGCAGATTTACTGTCCGGGCCCTGGTCCTACAAATTCCACAGAGGATATGAAATCCCATCTCGAACTACAGAGTAGTGACAGAACACTGCCGAGCACCGTCGATGAAACGGACCTGCAGAGCACGAACTCAGAGACCCCGGTTATGCTGTTGGAGTGGTGAAGATGCATAGGAACACTCGACACTATGACGGCGAGACTCTGATTGAGGAAACGTTTCGAGATGTCGAGTGGGACGAGGTCAGACGGCTCAGGGACCTCGACCTCGAGCGCTGCGACTGGCGGGCCCTCAAGGACGTAACCCTCTCAGCGGCATGGCGTGATTATCGACAGGCCCTCAGAGATATTACAGAACACCCAGACGCGAACACCGCATGCGATTCATGGCCTCAACCACCGGAGTGATCCGATGAGCAAGCGCAAGCCAGACCAGGTGGTCGAGTTTCGGATCAGTCTCCAGGACAAGGAGCGCGAGATGTTCGATTCCGTGGTTGGCGCGTACCAAGTCGACAAGCTCAGCGAGGCCGTTGACCAAGCTCTCTCGTTTCAGAACGTCTACCTGGGCATCACGCTGATCGAGATAGCGACCGGCAAAGAAATCCTGTTCGGTACTCCCAACGATCTCAACGACCTCATCGCCGACGTCCGCACCTGGTGGTCAGCTAACAAGGACGAGTTTGGCCCGGGTCTCTGGAACTTCTTCAGAGGAATCTTCGAACGTGCTCCTCTGACTGCTGCCCAGGAAGCTGCCATCCAGGAGACAGCATCACTCTACCAGCAACAAGCCGGTGTCAATCCGGCCACTGGTCAGGCATACACGAGTGTGGCCCAACTTTGGGCGTCTGCATTCGGTGTCAATCTACCGTGACCGTTTACCCCCACCTATTCGACTCACTTTGGGGTAAATTGGCCCTTAACACATATAAAGCAAGTGACCCGGCACTCAGCTGCTGTCTTGCACAACGCACAATATTGGTCTTTACAGATCACACAACTCATTCGGTCAACTCCAACACAATCGCTTGCAGTGCCTCTTTGGTTTTGGTCATGGTGTCTAATTGAACACCACGCATGACATAGAGTCGAGTTAGATCGCGTAGCTCCTCTGGACCCTCCTTGAGTAGCTTGTTGTATCTCTCCTCCCATCCAGCATGCTCGATGATGACGGAGGATAGCCAAGCAGATCGTCCGAGGTGACCTGCTGTACCGCCGGGGTTCCTGCGGGTCTTGATGGGCACTCGGTCCCAGATGTCGAATGCAGCTTGAGAAAGGTTCGCGTTGATTCCAGGCACTAAATCCACTCCTTCAAAGATTCAACTGAATATGCTCCTGCAGAGTCAATGACTGCCTTCACTATTTCATCACACAGTGGTTGCGGGAGTAATGCTCGGTCTTTCTTTGGGATGACATTATTCCACAGACCACTTCGAGCCGGTTGAGATATTTGCGAGGAATGACTAGTATGATGACAATGCCCTTTAGGGTTCCAGTGAATAGGATGTCGGCCCCAAATGTGAGTCGGCTTCTGCGTTAAGGATCCATACTGACAATAATTGACATTTCGCCTCATGTAGTACCTCATGAACGGTTGACTAGCGAGATGAGCTTGCGGGTTTTCCATAAACCAGTACGTAGGTTCTAGCTGCTCAATCAGGTGGAGTGTATGTTGAACTAAACGGTTCGCCGCATGCGCTTCGTCACCGAGGGGAACTCCCCCAGGACCGAAGGCAGGATCTTTAGCCCTAGCTAATGAATAAGCGGTGCATGGGGGCGATGCCCATACCACATGGGGATTAGAGGGGAGATTCCCTGACTGCAGGCTCAGAACGTCTGCAATTAGGTCAATCTGACGCTCCGGGTCACGACTTAGCTCCTCGATGTCCACGGTGAATGTCTCAAACCCCGCAGCTCTGAAAGTCTGAGCCATTCGAGCCGATCCAGCGAAGAGTTCAATCATGATGGGAAGGCAGCCAGTCTCGGGTGTGGGATGTGCCATCTGACTGCCCTCCGTTCTGAGGGGAGGAGTGTTAGTTATTAATAATATCCAAACAGGAACCCGACACAATCAAAGGTGAACGACCCCCGGTTCGGACGTTCGGTGCGGCGTGGCCTCCTAGACGCAGGGATGGGTTAGGCTCAAACGGGTGATTTTAAGGGATTAGGGTAGTATTATGGGCGGAGGACGCCGGGTTGGTGGACATGGTAGACCCAATAACCGTGATAATTGCCCTTTCGACGCTTAATTTGCTTGCTTTGGCGGCTCTAGCTCTCTGGATCCGGTCAGAACTGGATGCTGCAGTGGTAGAATTGGACTCTGCCTTGGCTCTCGCCATCAAAGCGACGATGGATCAACTCGGTGATGGTGTCCTGGGCGGGTTCGATCCAGTGAACCCGGTCCAGGCTGCGATTGCGCAGATGATCCAGGCGTATGCAAGCAACAAAGTGGGCGCCATTGAGATCCAAGCTGCAGCCAGGGGTCCCGACGGAACCTTTGCCAAGGGTTTCGAAGATCTAGAGTGAAACTTATTAGCGAGTTTTTGTAACACTCAGGATATGGCACG